ACCAGAAGTTGGTAAAATTGTTGAATTACAAGCTGGAACTAAGATGAAAGTTGTAACAACTCTAACATCAGGCTCTACAAAAATCGGCGAAATAATTGATTTCATGAATGGAAAATACGCAGTAGAAGTAAAAGCTTAATTTTGCTTCTATTTTATTTTGAGATTTAAAACTTAGAAAGGAGTTTTATATAATGGACAAAATACAAGTAATAAAGTTAGCAACTGACATAATTGAGGGTAAAGTTCCTTCTAATTTTTCAGATGCTAGTAAAAATTCAGAAGCTTTAAGACAAGCTTTAATTGAAGCAAATGGTGGAAAAACAACTATTAATATAAAAACTTTCCAAAGAGGAAATGAACTTTTTGATATTATAGAAGAAATAATTCCTGTAATAGTACATGAAGGATTACAGGGAAATGAATTTTTCTTTAATTTGGTTGAATACAGAAACCTTGCTTTAGGAGATGATATAGATTTTTATACAGAAGATAAGGCGGAATTTATTGTTGCTGATGCTACATATGGAACAAATGGTATTCGTAGACAAAGATTAGGTGAAAAGCAAAAATATAATGTTGAAACAACTTTAAAGATAATTAAAGTTTACGAAGAATTAAAAAGACTTATGGCAGGCAGAACGGATTTTAATGAATTTATTAGTAAAGTAGCAAAAGCTATGAATGATAATTTAATGAATAATGTTTTTAATGCTTTTAAGGGAATAACTGCTTTTACAAGAGGTTTGAATAGTACATATGTATTAACTGGTACATATTCAGAAGATGCTCTTATAGATTTGATAAATCATGTTGAGGCGGCTAATGGTGCTGTTCCTACAATTATGGGAACTAAAAAAGCTTTAAGAAAAATAACAACAGCTACACAATCAGAACAGGCTAAAACTGACATGTATAATACGGGTTACTATGGTAAATTCAATGGTACTAATATGGTTTATGTCCCACAAAGACATAAAGTAGGTACAGATGAGTTCTTACTTGATGACAACAAAATATATGTAATAGCTGGTTCAGACAAACCTATTAAAGTTGTAAATGTTGGTACAGGATTGCTTTCAATAGGAGATCCTTTACAAACTCCAGACCATACACAAAACTATTTGTTTGCAATGGATTTCGGTGTTGCAACAGTTTTCAATACTCGTATGGGCTTTATGAAAATGGCTTAATTTAATAAAATATTAAAGAGAGTTTGAAATATAACTCTCTTTTTATTTTAATAACAATTTTACTAAATGAAAGGATTGAAAAGGAGATTAAATGGAAAACATAAATAAATCTATAGATAAAACCGTACCTAAAAAAGAAGAACTTAAAAACGAAGAGATAGTCAAAACTCAAGATATTATTGCTGAGCAAACTAAAGAAGTCGAAGTAAAAGAAACTAAGATACAACCAGAAGTTAAAACCAAAATTGTTTCTAGAAGAAAATTAAAGATTGATGATGGTGTAAATATTTCTGTAAAAAGTAATGTAGCAGGAACACTTATTTATATCAATCATAAAACTGGTGATGAAACACGTTGGAGTGATTGCGGAGATGTTCAAACTTTAAAAATTGGCGATATTAGAGCTATGAAAGCTAAACAAACCACCTTTTTATCTGAAAATTGGATAACTATAGTTGGAATTGAAGATGCAGATGAGGGTTTTGAAGATGTTGAAGTAAAAGAATTACTAGATGCTTTAGGAATTATAAATTATTATAAGAATAATTATCAGTTTGATAATATTAATGAGGTCTTTAATTGGTCTGAAGAAGAAATGAAATCTAAAATTCCTAATATGTCAAAATCGTTAAGAGAAACTTTACTTGTAAATGCTAATGATTTAATAGAACAAGGTATTTTAGATTCAATGAAAAAAATAAGAACTTTAGAAGAAATTTTAGGTTGCGAATTAGCTGTCAGAGATAATTATTAGACGATAACACTTCTAATAGTGTAAAGAAAAGAGGTGTTGAATGGCTACAAAATACAGCGTTGTTTATGAATGGTTTGCAAGTAAAGTAACTGATTATGATTTATTACTATTTACAGATGAAGATAGAGAAAGCATTATAAAAACATATTTAATGTCGGCTTGTGTAAAATTTAGTAATTGTAAAGTTGATTTATTCGACAGAAATGAAACTGATAATGAGTTTAATCAAGATTTGGATGATGAAATTCTTGATATACTATCTGAAAATATGCTTATTAGTTGGTTGCAACCAAAATTAAATAACATAGAAAATTTTAAAAATGCTTTAAGCACAAAAGACTTTAGTTTATACAGTCCTGCTAATTTACTAAAAGAAACTAGAGAAACTTTTAAAGAAATTAGATTAAATGCTAAGAAAATGATAGATAATTATTCTTTTAGACATGCAGACCCTATGAAGTTGGTGACAAAATGATAAAAGAATATTTAAATTATCTAATTGATAGTGTTTTTAAAATATTACCCTTAAAAGAGGAAGAAAATATAGGACTTAATGAATATATAGATAGTCTTATAATTCAAGTTATTGGTGCTAAAGCTAACTATGGAGATTTAAATAAAAATCAAAAATTTATGTCTATTCTTAATATATTATACTATTTTAAAAATAATGATTTTACTATCAAACAATGCAAGCGAGAAGTTTTTAAATGTATTGATATATTAAAACATATTTTAAAAGAATATGAAGTTTTAGAGTCTGACTTTAAGGTTAAAATTGTTGAGTAGGTGAATTATATGAACTGGGACTTATATCAAAGAAGATTAACTATAAATGGAGAAACTCAAAGAGACAGACAGCTTACTGATTTAAAAAATAATATATTAAAAAGTCAAAATTTAAACTTATCATATAAAGATGTTTTAATAAATGACATGCAAGCAAAGCTTGTAATAGATAGTGGCACAAAACCTCAATTTAAAATTATAAAATCTCTGCCTAATGAAATATTTTATTTAGGTGATATGATTACATGGGTAGACAGTAAGTGGTTAGTCGTTGAAGCTGATAGTGATGATGAAGTTTATGTTGATGGTAAACTTCAGGAATGTAATTATCAATTAAGATGGCAAAATAACAACGGAGATATTGTAGAATATTGGATAGTTTCTCAAAATGCAACTGCTTACAATAATGGCGAAAATGGCAATAAAACTATAACACTTGGTTCTGATCAATTGATGTTATTTGTTCCTTATGATAATGAAACTATTAAATTAAGACGTGGTAGAAGATTTTTTATTGATAACAATAAAGTTAATCCTGTCGCTTATAAATTAACTAGAGTGGATACTACCTCTTATATTAAAAACGGACATGGTTATATTTGTATTATAGTTACAGAAGATGTTGAAAAAAAAGTAGATAGAGTTGATTTAATGCTATGTGATTACATAGAAATTGATAAACCTGATGATATTGATATTTGGACAATGAATATAGATTATAAAACCAATTATTTATATATTGGTGGAAATTATAAAACCATTACAGCTACATTAGAAGATACAATGGGGCTAGAAGTACCTAATACTGACTATGTTTGGACTGTATCTAGTGGTATCGCAAATTATATCACTACTAATGTAAATGGTAAAGAATTAAAAATTAAAGCTATAAATGACATTAATATTATAGGTGAAAGTATTAAAATTACAGTTGCTAGTCGTTATACTGGTCAAGTTGCTGAATGTATATTATTAGTGAAAGGGTGATAGAATATTGATTTTAAAGAATTAGGTTCTTATAAAGAACAAATAAAAAGTATGTTTATTGCTAATCCATTGTTAATTGAATTAGTTATGCCTATTCCTGATAGTGATTTAGTAGAAATTGAGGATAATTTTATTGGTGGTGATTTTCAAGTAAAAGTTCGTAATTCCGATACTGGTAAATATGAAATTAAATTATTATCATTAATAGGTCATTTATTTGATGTTCCTTACATTTATGCGACAATTCAAGATGATAAAAATGCTATTTGTATGGATAGTAGTATAACTAAAATAAGTGGACAGGCTATAAATGAAGTAACAGTCCAATTATTTATTATGTGTCATAAATCTAATATAAATTTTTCAGATGAAGATAGGTTGAAATATAAAAAGTTAGGATTTCATGGAAATAGGCTAGATTGTATTATTCAAGAAATAGCTAAAACTGTAAATGGTAGTAGAAAATTTGGGATTGGCAAAATGCTCCCTGCTCCAACTAACGCAGTTACCCCTTATTATCCTAATGATAATTTTTTTGGTAAAATTATGACCTATAGGTGTAGCGATTTTATGACGGATTTTAGTAAAAGAATAGGTGAAATAAATTGAAGTTAAAGTCTGCTTTACAATTAAATATACCCTACAAATTCAAAAATGTTTGTACTTTGTACCCTATTTCTGTAATGTATGCTATATCTTTTGATGACGATGTATCTTTCTTAAATTTATTTTTACCTTATATGATTTCTAAAGATGTTTTAGATGAAAAATTTAGTGAAATGTCATTATTTAAATTAGTATTAATCAGTGAAGATTTAAGAGAAAAATTTATCAATACTTTACAATTACTATGTAATACCGATGATATTAAAATAGATACTGATACATTAGAAATTTATTTTAATAATTATACTGAAAGTTTAAATGAAAATAATTTTGAGGAATTTTCAGAAATAGTGTTAGAAATGATACAGGCTAAAAAATTAGTTAAAGAAGTAGTAAAAGAACCTGTTTTTAAAACAGAAGATGGTAGAAAAAGATGGCTAATATTGCAAGAAAACAGGAGGAAAGCTAAAGCCAAAGAAAAATCAACTGAATTATACGATATTATAAATATAGTACAATTTGGTATGAATTGTTATATATCTGATAACGAAATTAAGCAATGGACATATTGGAAATTAATAAAATCTTATCTAACGATAATAAATAAAAAGAATTATGAATATTCTTTTGAAATATACCTTCAATGTGGTGAAAAATCGCTAATAGAAACTCATTGGAGTGAATTAATAAAACTATAGAACAGTAAATTCACTGTTCTTTTTTAATGTAAAAAATTAAAGGAGGAAACACAATGTCATTATATGGAATTAAAGACAGTTCAAATATTACGCTTATTAGTAATAAAACAAACAAACAGGTACTTTACTCTCAAGCTGCTAACAAGACTGATATAAGTTTTAGCTCTAGTCCAGTTTATGCTTTAAAGAAGGGTGTAAAATCAATTTCTTGGGATACTCAACGTGAAGGCACATGTGTTATGTCAATGCAGGTATTTGATTTGCAATGGATTGCCCTATTGATGGGTAGTGAATTTGCACCAGCAACTTCTGCTGATAGAATTGCTACTAGAAAAGTTGTAACTGTTGCAAATGCAACTGGTACTTTTACTGGCAATATTGTGACTGGTAGTTTGACGGTGTTTAAGCTTGATAGCGATAAAGTCACTAATACAAGCGAGTACAATATTACAACTGAATCTACTATAGGAGCTAATAAATATAAGATAACATCAAGTACAAGCGGCGATGTAACAACTAATACTATAACATTTGCTACAGGTGAAAGTGGAGATTTTGTATGTTATTTCTTAGAGGCTGCAAGTGCTTCAAACAGAAAATTTAAAGTTGAAGTTGATAAATACCCAGAAGGATATACTTTATATTTAGATACTACAATTAAAGCAGATGGCACTGGTGTTGAAGAAATGGTTCAAATAAAAATGGGTAATGTAAAACCTCAATCTAATATGAATTTAACTTTTGATGCAGAGAATGTCGCTACTCTTGATATAACGTTTGATATATTATCTACATCTGATAATACCATGTTAGAGTTTACTACTCTATAATAGGAGACTAAATATGGAAAATAAGCAAGTAGAAAAAGAAATAATTCTTGAATATACTTGCCCTGCTTTCCCACCAGAAGGAATTAATATAACTGATAATGTTTTATTTGGAAAAGATTCCAATGGAACTTATATTGTTATAAATGGGGCAAAGAAATACGAAAATATTGATTTTATTAAAACTTATTATACTCCACAAAACAATAAGTGGGAAAATAAGAAACAAAATAGAGAGTAGAAAATTTTACTACTCCCTCATATTTTTAAAATAGTGATTAGTGATTTTATTATGAGCCATACTAACACTATTTTGTTAGTATGGCTATTTTTTACGAATTTAATATGAAAGGATGATTTTATTATAAAAGAATATTCAGAAGTGTTTAGTAAGTACTATGATATAGAAAAAACTGTAAAAATATTAAACACAAAGCAGGCAGGTCTTTATATTAATGCAAAAATACCATTAATAGATATATTTTGGTCAGGTGGCTCTCTTGTATTTGTATTTAATAAAGAAGATACAAATGAAGTTTATGATTTGTGGTGTAAACATGAATTAAAATAAATTAC